GCATTTACTTTACGCAGAGAAGATATCCGCACGCCTCTGGGAGCCTATCTGCGACCAGCTACTGGAACATACTCTTTTAAATAAGGGAGAGCAAATGATACAACCATGAACACAATTGCTAAATTCACACCTTGAACTAAGAGATCACCGATATTTAACTTGATTCCACCAATTTGAACAACTAATTTTGCTACATCTCCATCAGCCGAAGCCAGAGGAGATAACAGAGGTAAAACTATATCACGAATAACAGCGTTAAAAAATTTAGTTAAGGACATACCCACATAAATAGCAACAGCAAACGTAATTAGTTGATTATCTCCCATTTAATATAATGGACACAAAATTCTGGGGTCCGTCAGGATGGAAAATGCTACACTTAATTACATTTGAACGAGGATCTATAGCTAAAAAAAAGAAATTGTTTTCAGTTTTAGGAGAAGTACTTCCCTGCAAATATTGTCGTCAATCTACTCGTGAATTTATACACGACGAACCTCCTCAAAATAATTTAGCGTTATGGTTATATGACCTTCATAAAAAAGTTAATACGAAATTAGATTCTCAAGGTTTACATCCTGCTCCAAATCCGGGATTCTCGCAAGTTATAAAGTATTATCGCGAAGAACTAAAAACTGTTCATTTACCAGGTGTACCTTTCTTGCTTTCTATGGCATATAATTACGATTCAGAAACACATTCTCGTGAAGCTCATCAACAATTTTGGGAAGCTTTAAAAGACTTATATCCTAAACAAGGATTACCTAGAATTCCTGAAATTCATGATTGTTATTTTCGAGATGTTTATGAAATTTTAGTTGAGATGGGATTTTCTGGAACTTATTCTGAAACTTTACATGCTGTAGCAAAGCATAAAAGTTTTTGCGCAAAAAAAACCTTTAGAGGTCGTACATGTCGTAAACCTAGAAAACAGTAATTGGAATTGGTTTCCCAATATCTCTAATTTCATCCAATGCTCGATCAAGAACACGAGTCAAAACACTCCGATATTGTGTTTCAACATCTGGAATAAACTCGATACATTTTTTAATGATCATTTCACGTAGTTTTCGTACACGCAAAATTGGAGCAATCCGAGGCCGTAATACTTGAGCAAACGCTCGTGTTACAGTTTTAGGATTTGGATCTTTCAATGCTTTGTTAACATAGCTTAATGTTTCTCGCGTAAGACATGCAATATGATGTGATTCCATCATATGGCGTGAAAGTTTTTTCACAATAGGACTTTTTCTGTAAACACGATTCAAGTTAATTCTGGAATCATAATCCAGATACTTAAACATATGTTTCCACAAATCCATGTGTTCGTATAATACGTCCATGGTTTCTTTACATAAAACTCATTCTTGGAATAACTTTCCGTTTTAAGCTGAGAAAAGAATACAATAAAATAAAATGAGCTGTGCGATTTGTTGGGATACAATGGATATGGAAGAATTTAATGATGAGAATGAATCAACTGAAACATGTTTTAAACTTGAATGTGGTCATGCTTTCCATACAAAATGTATTGTACTTTCTCTTCAAAAAACAAAACATTCATGTCCTTCCTGTAACAAAGAAAAAACTCCTATTGAACAATTAGAAATTGTTGGACTTGCTCGAAAATTATTTATGCAAGCTATTCGAGATCCTGAAATTTCAGAAGTACGTAAAGAATTTCTTATAGCAACTTCAGAATATCAAGCAAAACTTCGTGAACATCGAAAAGCATGTACAGAAGCTGTTCATAACTTAACTAAAGAAATGAATATTCAAGAACATCGTTCATATTATTTGAAAACATTTAACACAATCAAAAATTCAATGAAACAAAAAGTAGAAGAAATGGGACCTAAATATGTTGGAGCAGCTTTATTTAAAGATAATCGTTGGGATCCTCCAATGATTAATAATTTACTAATTCCTGGAATGAAAGAATGTCGATGGAAATTTTTTAGATTAAAACATCCTCGTTTTAGTACTTCAATTTTACCCTCAACTAAATCTAAATGAATTGGATTCTTCCTGTTGTTATAGGAACTACTGTAATGGTATACGTACACTCATTTAATAGAATTGTTAAACTCTATGAAAAATCAGAGCGAACTCTGACCTTGAACCACGTTTTACAGTGGTGAGTTAACAATTGCCGTCAAAGGCAATGTTACAATGTCCCTAGGATCTCCGTGCCGGTGAAATGTAATCACCCTCACGACGTGAGTTGTAGAAAGTCTTTCCGGGCGAACACCCAAGACTGTAACCAGAATGTAACTGCTGTACATCTTCACCCACACGCGATCGCCTTTCTTGACCATCGTATCTTTGTACTCTCTGTATTCTCATAAAAAAAGAATTCATTTTTAGATTAGAATTCTCGGTAGAAACCGTACCACCCACGCTTACCAAAGTACCTGAATGCGTCATTCACGGCTTTCATACTTTTTACAACTTTGATCATGTGCTCTTCCTCCGGATTAAACCGGTGGACGAGTAAGATAGCGTACTTCATGGTGTCTGTACTAAAAATATAAATAGAAAAAGAGTATCCGTTTTACAAGTAAAGGATGTTTGATGAAGAAACATTAGCACAATTCAGAAAAGCGTATAATTCTGAACATCCAAATGAACAACCTATTCCTGATTCTGATATTTGGACTTCTTTAAAAACTAGATTCCAAAAAAAATGTAAATCGGGAAAAACATCATGTATTGTAGCTCATTTAATAACACGTCCTAAAGCTCCTGATTCATGGATTACTAAACCTGAAGATTGGTTATCTTCAACAGATATTGAACAAGTTGAACATGGCTTTGAAAAGTTATTTCCTAAATATAAATTTTTAGGATGTATTCCCATTGATTTTGATCTAAAAACTCATTCTGGACAATGTTTAGTTAATGTTTTATGTTCATTAAAAGTTGCCGATTTACATAAAAAAGGATTTCGCCAAATTGGAATTGTGTTTAACACGGATAAACATGATGGGCCTGGAAAACATTGGTTTGCTTTATTTGCAGATATAGATGAAACCTTAGAATATCCACGTATCACATATTTTGATTCGTATGCTACTCAACCTGAAAAAGAAATTAATGTTCTGATGACACGATGGAAACATGAAATTGATCAGATGGGTATGGGTAAAACTGTATTAACACGAAATACAACACGTCATCAATATAAAGATTCTGAATGTGGTGTGTATTCTTTATATTTTCATTATTGTTGTCTTCTAGGAATTCCTTTAGATGAACAAATTCCAGATGAAGTTATAAATAAATTTCGTAAACTTCTTTTTAAGGTAGGATAATAATGGAAACACCTTTCGTACAACAATACGGCCCTCCCTTATTTATTTTTTTAATGATTTGTATTGCTGGACTAATTTTATGGAGAACAATAGCAGGATCAGATATGGCTACTGTAAAACGAGCATCTCTAACTATGGGAACGTATGAACAAGTAACTCAATTAGTTCCTTTAGGATGTCCGACTGGAGATGATACACGTCTTTGTGATTATTATATAGCATCTTCATCATATTCAGTCTTTCCATCTTCTTCAGTATATGACTATATTTCTGATGGTATTTTGCCTCTAGTTATTAAAGCAGGTGCTCGTCTAGTAGAATTAGATATTTACGCTGATGCTGATGGAAAACCTGTAGTCGGTTTAAAAAATGAAACTATGGGATACGATTATGCTAAAAATTCAGTATCTTTTGAATCATGTTGTGTGTCTATCGCAAATACAGCATTTAATAAAGTTGAAACTAAAACAGCTTCTGATCCATTTGTGTTAAGTTTGATGTTTCACACAAAACAAACAAATACTATCCAAGCATGTGCTGAAATCTTGAAACAAACCTTGGCAGGATACTTTTTGCCGCCTCAATATGCTTATGAAGGTCAAGGAAAACTCAATTTAGCTACAGAACCTATCTGTAACTTAGCAGGAAAACTTGTTATTGTTTCAGGCCCTGAAGTAAAAAATATTACTGAAATGCATGAACTTGTAAATTTATCATGGGGATCTTCTAATCTGAGACGTTTATCATTTATGAATGCTTCACAACCTTATGATCATGAAGAATTAATTGATTCTAATAGAAGAGCGATTACTATGGTCATTCCTGATGCCGATCCTGATTTAAAAAATAGTAATCCTACTGTGTTATTCGGATACGGATGTCAATGGATTATGATGAATTATGGATCTTTAGACGCAATGATGGAGATCTATGTAGGTAAGTTTCAGCAAGGAAGTGTTCTTGCTAAACCAGCATACTTGAGATATAAACCGATCGTCTACAAGAAGCCCGCACTCCCTCCTCCTGAACATTCTTTTCAACCTATGGCAGCATCATCTCCTATCTATGACCATAATCCAAAAACTGGAGATAAATCTATTGTATTCTAGTTAGTCATGGTGAGTATTTTCCCGCGTTTAAATAAAATGGCCAACAAGTGGATTACGCACATCAAGAAAACGATGAAACAGATGAAGGCTCGTGGTACCTACAAGAAAG